AATTTATTGCAGTTTTCTGCCCTGTTCGTAACTCTCGCGCTCGTCCATTGCGTGGTGCAAAATTAGCTTGTCAAACTCCTCGTCTGGTGTTGGGTGACACCAGCAAGTCCGATTCATTTCGTGCTCACGGAGGTCGTTGAGGGGATAGGTGTGGATGTCAGGCATGGTTGCTCCTGCGTTACTACAGTTTTGATTCCGTCCTGCACAGTCGTGATTGACCCGCCCGGTCTAATTTGGATACTGTCGCCCCAAGATGCGGGGTTAGTGAAATCAACTGTTTTTTCATCAATTTTAAATCCGTGCAAATATGCTGGACAAGCTAGAGTCATGTTTGATGTCATGCTGCGCCCCATGGCACACCTTGGGCTGTTACGGGGTTCTTCTGCAATGCAATCTGCTGGGCCAGTGCTGCCTCAGTCGCGTCCTTGTCCACGCCTGCTGCGTAGCACCAATCCAAAACTTCTTGCATGGTCACATCAGCGTAGGGGATGGTAGGCGTGCCGGGTTGCCATGAGCAGGTTGACCAGATGGATGCGGTGTAGCCCTCGTCTACTGCTGTGGCAGTCCAGTGGGCTGTGGTAATGAAACCGTTGGCGGTTTGGTAATCGGTTTGTGTGATTGTCCAAGTGGTTGTCATGCTGTCTCCAGTGCTGTAATACGGGCGGTGAGTTGGGTGATGAGGGCTTGTTGTTCTTGAATGGCAGCGGTCAATGTAGCCACCAAGAATGATGTGTCTATGCCTTGTGATTTGATTGAGCCATCTTCATTAACAGCATCTTTTTCACCTGTTACAGCACTAGGGCAAACTTCTGCAAGTTCGTGAGCAATGAAACCCTCACCATCAGAGCCGTCAACATTCCATTTGTATGTACAGGGTTTAAGTTGAGCAACCTTTGCCAATGCACCCGTCATAAGTGCAATAGTATTTTTTAGGCGGTAGTCGGATGAAGTGACATAGGATGTGGTTGAAGCATTAACTCCAATTGCCCCAACAAAAGTATTGGAAGCATTTTTAAATGTGTATCCATAATCACCATCAGTTTCAACTCTTAAAGAACAAGCCGAAATTCCACCTTTAGCAGTAACACTAAACACAGCATTTAGTGTGCTTGTACTGTTTACCAGCAAGTTACCGCTTACATCCAGCGTCATTGCGGCACTTGCCGCCCAAGTGGGAACACCGCTAGTGTTTGTTGATTGGACAAAAGATAAATCACTACCTGCACCAAATGATGTAGATAGTTTCCAGCTTTTCCAACTGGAATTTGTCCCATCCTCAAGATACAAACCTGTCGTGCCGTTATAGCTTACAGAAAACTGCGGCCTTGTTGTTGTTTTTACTTGTAACAGGTTTTGCGGCGAACTCGTCCCAATACCCACATCCCCACCAGATGTAAGCGTCAAGCTGGTCGCTGGCGCACTGCCTGAGAAGCTGTACGCTGTGCCGCTTGTGCCGCCGCTTAATGTGCCCGTAGCACTCAGCGCCCCGGTGACTGCTAGGCCTGTGGAGGTTGCGGCTAAAACTTTTGTAGTGTTTGGTGCGTACCAGTCAAGTCCTAAAGGCTGTGCGTTAAAGAATCCCTGCGATGTAATTTCATCAAATGCGTAAAACTGAAACTGTGAATCGTTGGTTCCACTTCTAGCAATGCTTTTATACGAAGCTGCGCCGTTTGCTGTCAGTGCCGTACCTGTTACCAACCCACCAGATGTCATACTCCCCGTAGCACTCACCGTAGTAAACGCACCCGCCAACGGAGTACTCGCACCTATTACTACGTTATTAATCTGATTGCCGCCGCCTGCTACTGTGCCTGCTAGGGTGAATGCTCCAATAGTGTTTGCTGTGAGCGTTGTTCCGTTGAATGTCAGGTTGGCAGATTGGGCAAATGCGCTTGTGCTAGATGCGTAAAAAACTTGGTTAGCAGTAAATGCGGTTAGTCCTGTGCCACCGTTCGTGGTTGCTAACGTACCAGCCAATGTGACTACGCCTGAAGTAGCGGAAGATGGGGTGAAGCCTGTTGTACCAGCACTGAAAGTCGTGACTGCCACGCCAGACAATGTAGACCACTGGGGTGCAGTACCAGTAGAAGTCAGGAATTGACCCGCTGTACCAATAGCAAGTTTGGACAACAATGTACCAGACGCATAGTAGGGAACATCACCCGCTGTAAATGATGTCAGCCCAGTACCGCCAGAGGTTGTATTTAACGTGCCTGCAAGGGTTACTACGCCAGTCGTGGCAGTCGATGGTGTTAAGCCACCCAAAGAAGTCTGAAACGAAGCAACGGCAACTGTACCGGATACTTTCACATAGTCTGTGCCGTTGTAATAAACAAACGCTGTCTCACCCACAGCGATAGAAACACCAGTCTGGCCTGATGCTTTAAACGTAACAATACCGCCCGTGGCAGAGTTCACCACTGTGTATGTCTTGCTGTAGCTTGGGCCTGTGACTACCTTGGCGACTGTTAATGTGCCTGTGACTTTAACAATGGCAAACTGCGCTGTAACCGTACCCGCGCCTGTCAGACTGGATGTGATACTGTTTCCAGACGAGCTACCTGTGGTGTTAGCCAGAGTGACTGCGCCATCATTGGTCAGAGTTAATGTGCCCGCAACCGAAATGTCCACATAATCAGAAATACCGTAGTTGACTGTATCGCCCCACGTACCAGAGAGCGTTCCCTGTGTAGGAGTGACCAAGCCTAAAAGAGTTGTCGTTGCTGGCATTTAAATGCTCCTAAGTTGTTGAAACATCAGTCCAAGCTGGTGTTTGCGTGTTGCCAATATTCTGCCAATTGGCTGTCTGCGTGTTACCGATATTTTGCCAGTTTGCTGTCTGCGTGTCATCAATAATTTCCCAGAAAAACTTTGCTGTGATTGAGTCCGTCCCAGTTGCTGACTCAGTAAGAGAAGCCACAAAAGCCGCCGCCGCTGTATCTACATCTGTACCCGTTGCAGTCTCTGCAATCACACCCTTAAATGTAGCATTGGCATTAACAGCATCCGACCCCGTTGCCGTCTCACTGACCGAAGACCCAAACGTTGCCGTTGCACTTACTGCGTCTGTACCTGTACTTGTCTCATCTACCGCCGCATTGACCTGTACCAAAGCTGATACAGCATCCGTCCCCGTGGCAGTTTCATCAACCGAAACCCCAACACTGTTTGCCCCTAATATTGCATCTGTTCCTGTCGCAGTCTCATCGACCGTGCTTGAAAAAGCCGTGAAGCCCCAGCCACCATCACCCCATGCGCCGGAACCCCACGCTGACATATTAGCCCGCCAAGCTGAATGTGTAAGTCACAGACAAAGTATCACTGCTCACCACAGAACGATCACCGGGTGAGCCAAAATCAGCCGCTGAGAACAAAGTCCCTGCTGTACCACTCTTAGCACTACCGCTGGTCAGGAACGCCCCGCCCACAGTTGTTGTGCCGTTGATGTTAAACGTAGCAGGAGAAGCCGTGTTAGTTACCACTGAAGGATTGGCAGTCGTAGCCGTTGCAAACGTAGCCGCCACACGGGTTGCATTGCTGTAAGCCACAACCTCAGTCCAGCCAGCGTGAGAAGACATCGTGTCACCAGCCGCAGGTGTGTTAGAAGCACCAGCACCGTACAGGCCAAGGAACCAAGAGGTAATCTGGGTTACTGAAGTCAAAGCCGTGCCAGCCATGTACTGAAGGCCAACGTTGACTACCAAGTTCTTAGACTGGGCTTCCCACTTCAGGTTACCGTCTTTGTCATGGCATTTAATTTCAAACAGGCCAGTGGCTTTTGCTTCCTCACCGGCTTTAAGATTACAAGTCAGACCGCTAGAAACATGGTCAGTGGCTGTGAGTTTTTCCGTGGTCATATTGACTCCTTAATTAGAAGAACGAATCAATGCCGCCGTTGCTGTGTTAGCAGGCATTGTGATGGTAAACGTAGTTGTAGAAGTTTTGTCAGATCCAAAATCCAACACAGCTATGGCTTTGTTACCTTGAGTAACGTTATAGATCAGGGCACACCTTGCTGTTAATGCGGCAGTCCAAGATATATTAGGAAACCCGACATAGGCCGTGTACCCTGAAGATGCTACCGTGATGGGTGTAAGTTGCGCCCCACCAGCGGCGTAAGTGCCTGTATTAGCTACTTCGTTGGTTGCGCTGTATACGGTTGTGTCTTCATTTAAATCCGCGCTGGCTGTATACAAAGCGATCTTAATCACATCAGTTGTCAGGTCATGAATACCTTGATACAACTGCGCCTTAAAACTGGTGGTCTGGGTTTGGACAATTGCCATATCAAGTCACCGCCTGTCGGTACTGGCCAGAACGGTAAGCGTCTTGACGCTCCAGACCATCACCCAAACGTTTAGCCAAAACAAGTGCTTCTTTGTATTTGCCGTCGTACAGGCCCAGCATGTCAGTCTCACCCTTCATGAATGTGTACGCTTCCACCAATGTGCCGTACAGCAACACAGTATCAAAGTTATCGCCAAGCCATGTAGTAGTTGCAGTGACAATAGATTCTGGGTAGAAAAAGTAGTGCAGTTCAGAGTTGTATGCCGCATCAGGCGTGGGGCCAAGAATAAAAGTTAGTTCTGCCGCGTTATCCGAACGTGGGCCAAACAGTGCGTAGTACTTAGGAATTCCCGTGTCTGTGGGCTGTGGATATGCCTGCCGAATAAAGTTAACATCTTTGTTTAACAAGTACTCATACTCACCACTGGCGTTAATAACAGCCAATGCATACACCGCCAAAAAATCCGCAGGACACTGTAAGTATTTATTATTTGTAGTCATTATCCCCGTCACGTTCCTGCGAAGCGAGGGGAACTGAACCGAGTTGTAGATGCGCTGCTCTGCCTGCTGGATGAACGTGTTCATCTCAGTGGTCGTGAACGTATTTTCCGTGTAGTCGGAAACCGCATCTACAAGCTGGGTATAGTTCATGTTTATGCCATTGGCCCACGAGCCATAGTTCCCTTGGTCGCCGCGCCGTTACCACGGGTGACAATACCGGATGTCTTTGTGGTTTCGTTGCCAGCGGCTTTGCTAATATTACCAACACTCATATTAACGGTGTCGGCTTTACTACGGTTTGGGGGGATGCCGGGGTTTGTAGATGGAACAACGGGCGCACCACTCATGGTGTGGGGCTTGGCGTACGCAGAAGCGGGTAGATTGTTAATCTTAGCCATGTTATTTCCCCTGATTTGTAACTTTGGCCATACCGCGGCCATACTGAAGCATCATCTCATTGGTCTTACCACCCTTGGCAAACTTAGTTACAGGCTTGCCGGGGTGCATTTTTCTCTCATGCTTGTTAACCATGCTGCCTATCATCTTTTTGTCTTGGGCTAAATCTTTCTTGTCCATACTAGACTCCTTTAATTTACTGTAACTGTACCAACAAACGTCGTTGCCACCAAGTAGTTTGGCGTCAAAGCGACATCAAAATTACTGGCCCCACCCACAGGGTTCCAGCCCCACTGAATATCCCGCGAACCGCCCGTCAAAGAACCTTGCGCGTTTGAGCCAGCAGTCACGTACGTTGTATCGCGGCGCGGATTACGCACAGCTTGCGGATCATCCACTGGGTACATACCCAACTGCAACTGCGGCTGATCTGGATCCCAACACGTAGGGCACACAAGCAGATTATAAATCTTTGTCTTGATGACTTCCTTCTTTAAGGCCGTCAATTTAAACTGCTGGCCACACCTATCGCACATGGCAATACTGTTCTTACCGGATGCAAAACGATTGCCCATTTACGTACTACTAGTTTATAAACATCTGGCGTGGAACAAAACGAACTGAAGCCTTCTCACGATCCTCATCAGCGGCCAACTGCCAAGCCTCATCGTACTGAGCTTTTAAGACATCAAGGCGCTGTGCACCATCGGGAACTTTTAAAGCCAAGTAGTACGCTAAACCTGCAACCATGCAGTTTAAAAACCTAAACGGCACATCCATTGTGTTCACGCCGTTGCCAGCATCATCAATACGGCGCATGCGCCAGTACACAAGCTGATACGTTTGGGTGTTGTCTGGGGTTGGCCAGAGGGTTACAGAAGGAAGATTTTGTGTGTATACAGCGGCAGCAGTTGAGTGCGTTGCGGCGGTTGTGCCATTCTGCCCACGGAAACAGTTGCTAAGAACGTTGCCAGAGATGTAGCCGTACTGAATAGTCTCACTGTCAATCAAAACAAAACCAGTGGCAGGAAGTCCAGCGGCAGAAGTTACTGTGATTGTGGTGGCTGTTGCCGTAATTCCGCCGTTAAGCGTGGTGCCAATCGCCGAGCGCTGACCATCAAGGCGTTGAAACCACATCTGAATGGGGCGAGCCTGCTGGAGCTTGTTGGGAATCGTGGCATACGTAGAAACACTGATACGCGTGATGGTCAAGTCAGCTTGGGTAGATGCGCTACCCGCGCCCGTGCGAATCACATGCTCAAGTAAATCCACTGTATCTACGGGCAGTGCGTAGTTGTTTAAACCCGGAGTCAGGTTGATTGTGCCCTGCTCAAACGTCCACATGTTGATGCCGCGGTTTGCCCAATCAGCAAACATTAAATTCAAGGAACGGCGAGCCGTGCGCAGGTCATAGCCCGTACGCAATTCCGTACCACATCGCTCAAACGCCTCTTCAACGATCTCAGTTAGATCGAGGTTAAATGATGCTGTTCCTGAGATGGTCATGTTACATAAACTCTTGGAGTACGTCGTATGAAGGAGCGTTGTTTTGATACGAATTAAATCCGCCACGACCACGACCGCGGCCACCACCATAGCCCCCTTGTTGGGGCATGACTTGGGGTTCCAGTGAGCTACCAATTGGGCCACCATATTCTCCGCTGTTACCGGTAGTGTCGTAAGCCATGTCGCCATAGTTGCCGCCATAGCCACCGCGATCCATACCTCGACCACCACCATAGCCACCTCGGCCACCCATTCCGCGACCACCGCCATAGCCACCTCGGCCACCGCCATAACCGCCACCCATACCGCGACCGCCACCATAACCGCCGCCATCGTAGCCGCCCATCTGCGGGCCATACGGGTTTTGCATTTGTTGTTGGTACGGATTAAACCCGCCACCCATACCGCCCATGCCGCCACCAAAACCACCACCGTAGCCTTGTTGCTGTTGGTACGGATTAAACCCACCGCCCATACCGCCGCCAAACTGACCGCCATAACCTTGTTGCTGACCACCAAAGCCACCAAACCCACCTTGTTGGGGGCCGTAAGGACTCTGCATTTGCTGTTGGTACGGATTAAAGCCTCCACCCATACCTCCACCAAAGCCGCCACCGAAGCCACCTTGTTGTGGGCCGTATGGACTTTGCATTTGTGGCATACCAAAACCACCTTGCTGACCACCGAAGCCGCCAAAGCCGCCCTGCTGACCGCCAAACATCCCGCCTTGCTGTTGACCACCAAAGCCGCCCTGCTGACCACCAAAGCCACCTTGTTGTGGTCGGTTCTGCGACTGTTGCCCAAACGTACCTGTGGGGCCTCCAAATGCGCTGGGGTTTTGTAGTGCTGGCATTGACATAGTGGTTCCTTTTATCTAAAACTTGCAGTTTTCTTTGCAATTGTTTTCGGTTGTGCTACGAATTGTTTACCGGCGGCTTTTCCGGCTCGCTTGGCTTTGGTCGTCGCAGCGTACTCACTAGCGCTGAGACTTTTGATCGCAGCTTTTGGAAGGTATCTTTCACCCGTATCAGAAGATTTTTTACCACTTTTGGTTGTCCAATCTTGTTTGCCCCAATTTTTCAGGGATTGCTGTGGGGCTTTAATCACGATACCCGCCGCCTGCGGCTTTGTATCGTTTAGCCATGACCTGCGCTTTTCTGGCTGACCACTGACCTGCGCCAGTGCCTGCTGTAGCTTCTGCCTTTACAGCATTAAAAATCCGTTTACGTAAACCGGGCTTGGTGTAGTTACCCGCCTCGTTTACCTTGGATTTTACCTTCCCACCCTCTTTGTACTGAGTAAAGTCAGTGTCATCCCGCCGGGCTTTCTTGACGCCCTTGGGCATTTTAGAGGGGGAGATGTCCCCCATACCGCGGCTGGCCATCATGGTGTTAACACATCTTTCAACGGGTCTTGCCTTTAGTGGCAATACCGTCAGCGCGAGAAGAAGCAGAACCACCAGAAGCCATTTTTTTGGCTTTACCGCCGCGAGAAGATTCACGCTTTAACTCGTTTTCTGCCTCCCGAAGACCTTTCATGCCGTCTTCAACATCAATGGTACGGCCTTCCTCAAAGCCCGGTACGTACGTGCCCATGTTAAGG